GCTTTTGTTATACCGCTAACAAACACTGCCTTTTCGATATTTTCAACAATCTTTTGACCTGCTTTAATTCTATCAACAAGTACCAATGTATTGCCAGAGTCAGATATAGAATCAATTAGTCCGCTAATATAATCTATCCTCTTATCATCTGTCGTTAAATAACTTAACTCGCTTTGATAATTAGCATATATCGCCGTTTCCTTTAACTGTACAATATTAACATGACAATTGGACAATACGCCCATATCTTGTAACTCACTTGCCGCTAACTTATTAACTACATCACCGAGACTTACATGCAATCCTATCTTTTCATGATCTGCTTTTGGAATAGTTCCAGTTAATCCCCAACGAAGAGGTACATTTGAGAAATCTTTAGTTAATATATCCTTTAGCACATCAGCCTTTGCTTGGTGTACCTCATCGACAATAACACATACAACATCTTCAGCAAACTCTCGCAAGCTCATATCACTCTTAGCTTCTTTAAATCGCTTCTTAATACTATTAAGACTCTGCCATGTACAAATGGTGTGGGTTTTTCCTAGTTCTTTTTTGTCACCATAATAAACACCAACATCTAACCCGAGATTCAAATAATCTTCATACGTCTGACGTACAAGGTCCTTGTTTGGTACTATTACAATACTTCTGCCGTACTGTTCAACAGTATTACTCAATGCGGCTGTGACTAATGTCTTACCAGCACCCGTAGCAATTTCTTGAATACATTGTGGATTTTCTAAGAACTTATTTACAATGGAAATCTGGTAATCTCGCAAGACTACAGGTTGCCCTTCTACTACGTGGCCTGCTGGCCAGGACTTGTGAGCAAATGTTTCCTCATCAACCGCAGTAAATTCGAATTGATGTTGGTCTCTTCTATCATCTACCTCAATAGAATATCCATCCTCAATAAGTATTGGCAAAAGTCGATCTAATAAACTAATATATGTGACTCCGCCAACAGTACAATACCTGACACATCCGTCCCATCTTCCTAACTTATAAGATGGAACATGAAACGCATGTGGTAAGAAAAACTTTACTTCGTTTTCTAACTTTCTGCGAGTAGTTAATCCAACCCCTTCAATTTTACAATTGACTTCGTCTTTTAATGTTATAGTGCAATTCATATTACAATTATACTTGATAACGTGTGGTTTGTCAATATAATACCTACTTTTTTTATACTCGCTTCATACACGTACACTCTACCATGCGTTCCCATTTTTCTGGCATACTTTGCTTAAGATCAGCAACCTTGGTTATCATTCTTAAACTAATCTCACGCATGCGAGTTTGGTTATCAATAACATAATTCAAAACTTCATATTCTTCTTCCTTTGTAAATCCGTACTCTTCCAACATACCCGCATCTACAATTTGTCTACAACGAATAAGTTTTTCACGAACAGTGTCAAGAGTTAAATCTAAATAGTGACATCTTGACATAAGCGCCGCCAAGTGATCTTTTAATTTGCCACGGACACTATCAAATTTAAGATTAGTAATAAAAATAACACTACCTTTAAATTCAAAACTTCCAGGAATGCCTTCACGTCGCAAAAGAGCACTGTCTGTATTCCAACTAATGCGTCTCTTCTTACCTGAATCCAATGCTGCCTTTAATAAATTTAATGATGTTTCATCATATAATACAGTGTCACAATCATCAAGTACTAATACATTATTCTTCTCTGAATAGTTATAAAGTAATTTATATAAACCAACTGCTGATGCTGCTCCTTTCTCAACCGCATATCTTAATTTATTTCCGGCGATTTTATCAAACATATTGTTTTGATCTAATATCTTTTCAACACCATATGATTTACCTACACCAGGAGGACCTGTAACTACCATGCCACGAACAACACCGTTGACACTAGCTTGTGTCATGTCATCTAATATTTGAAATCTTTCTGCTAAACGTTCTCCAATTTGCTCGTCAGTTTCCACTAACTTTTTCTTTGGTACATCAACCGTTTCAATTAATGATTTTTTCGTTTTATATTTTCTCTTTGTTGTCATATCTTTTGCCCCTTAGCTTTATTATTTAATATATGCATATTATAGCATAAGACGTCTTACCTGTCAACCTTTTATTTCAGATATTTAACAAGATGTCTTACTTATTTGTCACATACAAAAAAGGCCGCAAGCGGCCTAATTTGTGAATCATTTATTAATTATAACGATATATCTTCAAGTCCTGCGGCGCGTAATTTCACTATGTTATTGATTTGGAATTGCTTGGCCTCTAAGGCTTTAATTATTCCCATGAATCTATTTCTAACTAAGCTAAATTCATTAATCAACAACTGCAATGCTACTACCTCTTCTTCGCCATCGACAAATTTTTCAACGTCTCGACTGCTTAACTGTCTATTATAATTTTCTAAATACTTACGAAAGAACTTACTGCGTGTTCTTCTCATTTCAATATTTAAATGTTCAAGGATTGCTTCTACTTCCTGAAGTTGATTAAATCGGTGTTCAACAATCCCCGGCATTTCAGAACTTTGCTTTTCTAAATTTCCTTTCATACTGCAAGAAAACCTCGCTTCTGCTATCTCTTTTTCAAAATGAGTTACCGCATCGATAATATTACCGAGATTATTGACTACTTTTCTAAACCATATACTCATTAATTAAAACTCGTCGTCGTCATCTTCTTCGTCATACTCGTCTTCTACAGTATTATCTATGGCGATTTCTAAATAACCATCATGGTCTGATAATTCTTCATAAATATCACCAGTGTCCATTTCATGATCGGATATCATCGCAATAAAATCACCCGCAAACTTTTGTCTATCAGTTGTTTTTATATATGTCACCGACGAGTCATACATCGCAACTAAAAATTCTACATCACACTCAATCATTTACTGTCTCCTCTATCTCTGTTACAACTTCTAATTTCTCTGAAGTCTTATCAAATTCTTCCATTACCAAATCCAAACAATTGTTTTCGTTTTTAGCCCAAACCTTTCTAAACTGGATTATTATTTCACCAGTGACAACACTAGTATACTCTAACCTATTACCTTTCTTTTGAAGTGTGCCTTTTGCTTCAAAAAACTCAACAAGTCCACTATATGGACTCATACCAGTTTCATATGGAATTTCTAATTGTACATCTTCAAACGGTTTAGCATATCGTGTTTTCATCACCTTGCATGCCGCTCTAATTCCATGAACCTTTGAAGTTTTTACGCCGTCAGCATCTACTTTCAATTTAAGTTTGCGCATCGCAATTACAATACTTGAAGCATAGATGAATCCTTGTCCTCCACTAATCTTAGCATCTGGATCAAACATATCTTGAGAAGCATATGTATGGTTTGTTGCCAACAATCCAACATTATATTCACCAAACATATTGACACAGTTTCTTACAAGAGCAGTTAGAGCTTTTGGTTTACGTCCCATATCACCCTTCAAATCACCTCTATTAAACTGATCGAGATCTGTTGGTGTCATTAACATTCCTAAAGAATCAACCACAAATAGTACCTTTGGTCTTTCTTCTTCATCCATGTCAACATAGTCTACTTTATATGCTTTCATAAAATCACTAATTACCTTAGCAACATCATCAATCATAGCCATGTTAAGTTTTAATAACTTATCATCACTAGTATCTACATTTAAAGCATGTAGCCATTTTTCATCCAATGCGTTTTCACTGTCAATTAATACTACAAAAATACCTTGACCTTGTGCTTCGCGCACAATGTTACCTGCGGCAATAAATGATTTACCAGAGCCTGACTCTCCAGCCAATACTGATACTTTTCCTAATGGAATTCCTCTATTAAAGTCATCACTAATTAATTTGTTTAGTGTGTAATTACCTGTAGAAATCCAGGTATCAGGATCATTAAATCCAACACTTAGCCCAGGAACAGATTTTGTTATTCCTTTTCTAAATTTACTTACGTCAAATGGTCGTGCCATCATAACCTCCTACAACAATAAAATAATTGGGGATTACTCCCCAACTTAAATATTAAGCTTCTTTGCGTTGACGAATCATTGCTAAGATATCCTGTGCGCTTGCCTTGTCAGAGGTCTCCGCTACTGGAGCTGCTACCGGAGCTGCTTCAACCACCGGAGCTGCTGCTACCGGAGCTGCTGCTACCGGAGCTGCTGCCGGAGCTGCTTCAACCACCGGAGCTGCTGCTACTGGAGCTGCTTCAACTGCTGGGGCTGCTACTGGAGTAGCTGTTGTTGTAGTAGTCGTAACAGCTGATGCCGCTACATTTCGTTTGCCTGGAGCGTCTACACCGTATGGACGGTAGTAATCACCAAAACGTTCTGGATCATATAACTGACCGTCAACACTTGCTTCAAACATTTCGTAAATAATGGCTAATTCTTCTGCTGAAGGTTTCTTTGGTAAGTAGTCATTTAACGTAAATAGACCATTTGTATTAATTGCGTCTCTTTCCGGTTGATCAAGGCCACGTTCACGTCTTGCCCAATTACTTGTTGAATAATCAGCATATTGTCCTTTTGTAGATTTTGTTACCTTAAAGTCAGTGCCTAACTCATAATCTGTTGGGATTTCTTGGAAATCTGGATCCATTAAAGCTGCTGAAATAATCTTATAAATCTGTGGACTAATTACAAATCTACGAATTGGGTTTTCTGGTTTTGTATCTTCTACCAATTCTGAATCAACTACGTATCCTTGGAAAACATAACTACGCTTTTTCCAATATTTACGTGCCATATCTTCTAAAGACGGATCTTTGAACCATGGTCTAATTTCAGCATGTACGGGACATGTATCTCCCCACATTTCTACACATGGTACTTGTACTGTTACTTGCTTGTTCTCATCTTGTCCTTTTACGCCGGGGAATTGAAATCTCATCATCTGACGTTCACGCCAAAAGAATGTATTAGTATCATCACCGTCTGGTAGGAATCTTAAAGTTGTTGTTGTACCTTCTGGAATGTTCCAGTGTGCGAAAATCGCGTTATCTCCGGTTGAAGAATATGTTGATGTAGTTCTTGTTTCTTGTGCGAGAAGCTTCGCTCTGATCTCTGCTAGTGTTGCCATATTATTTCTCCTATAATAGCCTTTGTTTTATTTTATTTTTTATTTCTAAAAATTGCCTTTGCCTTAGTAGTATATACGGTATTTCATTGTTTGTCAATACCATCTTATACATTTTTTTAGATTTTTTTTATCTTATGCATATTATAACATAATAATAGGAAAAAATCAATAAACCTTTTAGTTTGTGTATTTATACTTTTTCTTTTTGATTTTCATCAATATCGCGTCGTTAAATTAACGTATCACTGCTGTCAATGTATTAATTATACTCTCTTCAATTGATACCATTGTTGATTCTTCTGTCTTCGTAGGACTTGCCTGTGCTGACTTATCCATAGCATGTGCCATCTTATATACCATTACCATAGCCTCAGGTTCCATATCGTGTATTCTCTCACTTAGTTCAGTTAATACACCGAATGCTTCATCATTCTTTGTACGCATTGCGAGGAATGAAAGTAAAGAACTCAATTTAGCTACTTCACCCATTGCACTTGCGTACTTTCCTGGATCTTCATTATTAGGATGTTCTGGATCGTTTGGATCAATCTCCATTTTTAAATTTGCACGATCTTTAAACAATTCCAGCATCGCTGATACTAATCTAGTTTGAAAATGTTCCCTCGTTGTATCTTCTGTGTTACCCATAGCTTCTCCTATTTTAGATCTAAATTTCTCTCTCTGTATTTCTCGTTGTTTTGCCCGCAAAATGCGTAATTGTTCCGCTTCATATCTGATTCTGGCTTTTACATCCGTTATACTAATACCATTTTTTTTATATCTATCCTCTGTAGCCTTTCTATACAACTCTTCTTTTTCTAAAAACGTGTCATATTGATTAGACATTACATTCTGTATCATCCAAGATTGAAGTCTCTCTTTGTAAAATGGATCTCTCTTATCCAAATGAACTGGAAAGTCTAGAGGTATGTCTGAGTATCCTACAATTGGCAATGGCGCATTATCGATGACTTCAGTCGATCTTGTTACCGGTGTTACAACCGGCGTTACATCTGTAGTTGCCGGTGTCACATCTGTAGATTGTTGCCTACGATTGGCAATTGAATCAGGTGGCACAATTTTACCCCAATTAAAAGTACGGTCAATGGCGGATCTAACTTTATTATACCATTGATGTTCATCTTCTTCTAACATCTCCTTAGTTGTTACATTATACACGTGATTACCATCGTTGTCAAGATATCTTTCTAAAATATTTTCCTGAACATTATTATATCCACTTTTCGATATCGAATTACGCAAGCCTTTTTGTATAAGTGAGATTGTTTCCTTAATGTGTTCAACGGTGCCAGCGTTCTCCTCATTAATTAACTTGCCATGTCTGACACCTTTTAACATATTTTTCATAACGAATAAATCTTCACACATCTGTAAAATAGTCATACCTCTGTTATCGTATGGTGTTCCGCCTTCCGATACATGTCGTGTCATAGCCTTGGCGCCAGTTACATATGGATAAGGGAAAGAAAACTTTTCACCTTTTTTATTTTCAATAAAAATCTTGTGAATATGTCTACTTCGTGATCCGCGCTTTTCTTCATCAACACGTTTTGAGTGCTTTACTATTAACTTTGTTCTATTTGGGGCTTTGACATAGCTGGTCTTAATTGTACCAAACGGACGGCTGAATACCTGACTCTCTTGTACATTTTGATGTTTAAAGTCTTTAGGTTCTAATGTTTTATCAAATTTTCTAACAGAAAAATTACCTAAATGTGAATGTACAATCTTCTTTAGACTATCCATCAAATCTAAGTGATCTGAAATATTAAAGCCGTTGCCTGCTTGTATTACTACTTCATAACTACCATCATCCTGCCGCACTGTTACCATTAGATCCTTTTCAAAGACATAAAATCTTGAAGCTTCAGATGGTTCTAATGTTTTGTGACCATCTTGTGTGAATAACCGTAGTTTATAGTTAGCACCCTTTAACAAATTAAATATTTCTTGAGATATTTCGTCCATAATTACTAGTATAGTTGTTGTCAACTATTTATCTATATATTATAAAAAGCTGAAGGGCATTGGTTCAATGCCGTCGTCGCCGTCTTCGTAGGTATCTTGTAAGTACTCATACGCTGACTCTTCATACTTCATTATCTCTTGTGATATGCGTATAACTAATATCAGTGACATGACTAGATCATCATGCTCTCCTTCCTTAGCTGAGAAACTGTTTCCTCTTGAAATAAATGTTTTCAACTCACGTAATAAATTATTACTTGCTACTTCTATTTTTTCACTTTCTACCCATTGTTTAAGTTTAGCACATGAAGCTATCTTTGTTTTGTGTGTAGTTGTAAAGCCTCGTCTACCTATTTTATTTCCCCTCTTTTTTGGCTCTGTTAGAAATGTACCTGGTATCATCTCTTCGCCAATCTCTTGAATTACAACCAATGCGGCTTCACCTAATGTATTATTTTCAACACTATAATATATCTCACTTTCACCGTCAGCTTCATTATCTATATACTTGCTTATCTGTTGTAATATTTTAACCTGTTGTTGTACTGGAGTTCTATTATGTTGCCACTCAGCAACCTGCTTCATTCCAGGTAATTCATATACTTGTATTGCTGAAGCATCGCCACCGGTGCCAAGACTTGGATCTAATCCAATAACATATATCTTATCAGGCTCAACTGGTTTATACCATCTAACCTGCCCCATGACAGCATATGGGTCTCTGGCTCGCATACTATGTAATTTTATACTATTAATTAGCGTTTCGTCAAAAGCAATAAACTCACAATTGTGTTCTCTACGGAATCGTTCCTCACCAATCTTTTGTTGTTCAAGGTGAGCCCATTCATCATCTCGGTCTGGGTGAGCTGACCAAGTTGCTAGTGATGACGCAAATCCATTCATGCCTACGCCGGTATCATTTTCATTACCAAACTCATCAACAGTTTTTCTTGCCTCTCGCCAAATATGCGAGAATTGGTCATCATCTTGATTTGGCGTGCTAGTAATAATACACTTACCACCTGTACTTAATGTCGGTGATAATGAAGTCCAAAACTCTCTGGCGATGGTAGGTCTAACAAACGCAAACTCATCTAAATATGCCAATGAAATGGATAAACCACGTCCTGTATTTTCAGTAGTTGCTTGTGCTATTATTCGACTACCATTATCAAATTCCAAACTTCCTTTATTATATGATGTGGCGCCTGCTCTAATATAATCTGGTAATGTTTCATACGCAAATCGAATACGCTGCATAATCTCTTGAGCACCTGAATATTTATGAGCTGCAATGAGTATTGTTTGATCAGGATTAAACATAGCATACCATAACAGATATCCAGCTGCACATGTTGATTTTCCAGTTTGTCTAGCCAACATAGAGATACTATATCTATTATCATGATAAGTGTCTATCAAATCCCGTTGGAAATCATAAAGATCAAACTTTATTCTACCCTGAGTTGGATGTTGAATCCAACAAAATTCAGTCAGAAAGTATTTAGGATCAGTAGCGCATGTGGCTAACTCAATCAATTGGGCTTCTGTATATTCTTCTTGTTGGTGTGGGGTTTTTACTAATTTAGTATCTGCTGGCATAAAATTATTTAGTTAAATTCAGACAGCAGAACTTGATTTTATGTATAGCGGGTATCTCTATCTAGTACTTTTTTTAATTCTTTTGTCGAAATACCAACCATCTGTGCAGCTTTTGATAATGCCAATCCCTTTGGATTAGCGACAAATACGCCTGGCATTGATTGTGCCTCTGGATTACGGTTGTAATGTAGTATCATTTGATGATACAGTTTCAACGCCTGTTGATATTTTTTAGCATGAACTGCTCGTTTGAATTTATGAACCCATGCCTTTGGTAAAAGTATTTTACTAATATCATTAATAAATCCTTCAGGTATAATATCTGCAGGTATAATATCTGTTATACGCATAATTACCCCGTTATGTTATGCTTGGCAAAGTAATCAACGACGTTTGCCGCATCACCGAAGAACTCTTGATTAGTGCTGTCATTGTCGTTAGCATCAGTAATATTTAACCACCAACCATCAGCACCGTAATCAAAATCGCCGGTGGCAATGACTTGGCCCTTGTATGTGACATAATTGACATCTTCAAGAGTGTCCTTCAAAAATTCATAATCATCATTATTTGCTAATACAGTATATCGATCTCGATTGGCGGCCAATTCTGTCTGTTCAGCAGCCTGTATTAATTCACCAGTTTCTTTATCCTGCCAGTGATCGACTACTTCGCCGCCGGTGTTTTTAAATTTTACCAAGTCGGAAGATTCAAAGTCACTACGTTCGTTCTTAAAATATGCAATGGCCTGTATCTCATCGAATACATCACCATCTCTAATTGTCTCAGTTACTTTTTTTTTTTTAAAGTTCTCATATAACGCATGCATACGTTCTACACTATGCTCAGTAACGGTCACTTTCATATCTTCAGCATTCAAATATCGCTTAAGACTTAAATTTACACCTTGAGCCATATCATAAGCATCACCATGTTCTCTAGGTTCAACTTCACCAACGCCATCTGGAGTATTTGCCCATTCGGTAATTCTAGCTATAACAAGATCATGTGATAACCCTGCATTTCTCATAGTCTTAATGACATCCGCATAGTCCGGAGATTCATTTAATTTCTCATTTATCACTGATATTTGTGAATCATCAAACATACCACTTAACCATTTATTTACTGATTCAAAAGACGGATTCCATAGTTGTTCATCGTCTTGGAATAGTCGATTAGGATGATCCAAACGACGATTTGTTCTTTCAACACGTTCATCGTAACCGTAATTACCAAAGTCATCTGTATCTTGTAATGGATTACCAAAATCGTCAGTATCAGATGCAGCATTATGTGCGTCTAACCATTGTATATTGCCTTGTTGTTTGGCACGCTCTGCATACAGTTGATCTATATCATCAGAAGTTTTATGCCATGCGTCATCATATATCTCATCTTCCCACGCGTCGTCGTCATCAACACCACTATATTGTATCATTAATTCAGTCACTTGATTTGAAACAAACTCCTCAAACTCTTCTTCTCCCATTCTACCGAATGCATTAGGATCAGTATCTACAGCGAGTTGATCTAAATCGGCCGATGGCCCATCAATTGCCGCTGCTACATTGACATCTTTATTCATGCCAACTTTCGTAGCTTGATCAACCGCATCTGCTTCAATCTTCTTAATTTGTACATCAGCATCTGCTTGTGCCTGTTGTACACCTACTACCTTTTCACCAGCTTTAACTTCTGCTTGTGCAATTTCGTCATCACCTTTTTGTATTGCTTGTACTACTTGATCTTGATTCTGTTGTTGATTGTTTGATTGTAATCCAGCCAACGTTGGTTCTTGATCTACTTCGTAGTCCTGATGCATCATTCGTTGAGTGTCATCAGCAGCGCCAAGCATATCACTTAATTCTCGATCTTGTTGACCTGCTAGAGCGGTTGCTGCCGCCACATCTTCTCTATCACTAAATTGATCTACTTCGTAGTCCTGATGCATCATTCGTTGAGTGTCACCTGCTGCTCGCAACTTTTGATCCCATTCATCTTCCCGTAATATAGATGTGCTAGAAGTCTCAAGGCCTGCTAACTGTTTAAGTCTGTCTAATTCGTTCATGTTATTCTCCTAACGTTAGTCTTCTGGACGTGTGTCATCTGCTTCATTCATAATTTCAGGTACCTGCTGCGGTTCTGAATTCTTTCTCATTTTCAAAAGCTCTTGTACAAATGTAGTATTATATTTGTCACCGTAATAATCTTCACCGTTGACATCATCTGCTTCTCCATACTTCGGATCGCCTAATAATGAACCGATCTCGCTATCTACCGCATTTAAAATTTCCTGCTCTCGTTTTTCTAATGGTTCGTTGTCAGATCTTACTTTTAAATGACCATCAGTAATTGGTATTAAATTTGTTATTTCTGTCTGTATCTGGTAAGCACTTGCTGGCAAACTAGTAGAAAACTCAATAACATAAATCTCGTATCCTCTCAATTGAGGGAAATCATATGGTGTAGTTTGTAGCATTAATTTTTTAGGTGAACTAAATGTTTGGACATCATATTTAACTAAATGATTCTCTATTTTAGTCAACTCGTCGTCTGTAAGTTCCCTGGCTGCTTTAATTCTAAAAGTATATATAGCTTCGCTTTCTTTTAAATATTGCTTGAATGATTTCATAATAATTTTGTAGTTTATCGTATAATATTATTTATCTACATCTTTTATTTTACCCATAATCTCGCTGAGTAAACTGGCTCTATCTCCAATTATTACGCCTTCTGCTTCAGGTGAATTTGGATCACGAATATCTAAACTAGCATTCGCCTTTTTCTCATCTAAATCAAGCTTGGCCTTTCTCATTTGTAGTTCTACCATCTTCAATTTTTTATCCAAAATGCTTTGTTTTGCTTGAAGTGCTGATTGTAACATTTTACTAGCACTATCATATACAGCAGCAGCATGTCTATCTTCTACATTCCTGCCTAAATCTACAAGTTCATCAAAAGTTTCCATTGCTTTATTGGCATATCCATTTAATTCGATATCTACTTGGTCTAATCCATGTACCGCAGGCAATGCCCCATCTATTCTTTCAGAAATCACAACTTGATCTTCATATTCTGATATTTCATGCTTAATTGTATCCAATGAACGTTCTTCTTTATGTTCTTTTGTATTCAATGGATCTCGCATAATCTCATCAATTGATTCTAAATTAAATTCTTCTTCCAATCGTTTAGTCATAATCTACTTCCGTTTACGCCTTTTCTTTGGCTTGTTAAAAATCTCATGTTCTGTAATAACTCGAAATCCTATCCCCTTTTCTTTGCACCATGCGGTTGCTGCTTTCCATTTATAATGATTGATTACTGCCTGTGTTTTGTCGGCCTGTGATTTTGCCTCATTTAGTGTTTGACTTGCTGGTTTTATCTCAACCATTTCAGCATGGTTTTTTCCATTTCTATCTTTATATACCATTAATAAATCAGGAACATATGTTGACATTTTTCCCTTGATTGGATGCTGATACGGTATACGATGTGTTTCGCTACCCCATCCTAAAATTGAAGGATGATTATCACACATTCTAAAAACTGCTAATTCCCAGCCACTTCTATATCTCGGCATTCCTTTTCCTAGGTATTTTTTAGGATGTTTTGGAGTGTATACACCTTGAATAAACTTAGGCATGTTATCTAGATAACAATATTTGGATCATTTGGGTTATCCCATAAAAAATTATCTAAAGAGCCTGCGCCAGCTGCGTCTATGATTCCGGCCTCTGTTCCGATCGACTCGTCTGGATTATTATATTTCCAAGTATCAATGAATGTTTCTCCAGCCGAATTTTTAGGTACGGGCGAGCTTGGCCCTGTCGACTCGTTTGGATTATTATATTTACTATTATCTAATATTGTTTCTCCAGCCGAATTTTTAGCTGTATAACTATTGTCGACATGATATCCTTCATACTGAAGTTGTATCTGATATTCAATCAGACCACTATCAGCATATGCCAATTTATCAGCATTAATGTTAGTTATTAATGGATTAAATAATGTAAACTCGTTTTTATCCTCCGGTGAGGTACTTCGAGTAATCACAAATTCAGTAATGAAGTATCGTTCATCTCCTATACCATTAATCTTAGCAGGTGCCCTAAACCCTGGTTTATTATCTTGGCTACTAGTAGATGTAAAGTCTCCGCCCTTAAATTTTTCATCAACAACTGTCATCGTACCGTCGCCATAGTAATAATTACTATATAATTGTAGGAATTTCTCTATTGTTCCATCTACAGTGTCATATGCCACAAGTGTAATAGGAGCGTATGTTACACCCGTCTGTACTAATCTCTTTCTATTATAGGCGTTAAATGTCGCCACATTGAATGAATGTGCTGGTAGATCTACACTTGATATTCTTAAATTCTCAGTACTTGCTGTTTCTTTAGTATCTAAAACTCCAGCATTGGTACCAGCACCATAATTTATCTTTAGATCGAACTGAAACTTGTGCCGAGGCACAAGTATCTGATTTTCTTTATTTCCATGTATAGTATCCTGCCCAAATTTTGAGCGGGCCTTACTCATTGATGAATGCATTTTATCTACCCATTTTAGATAATATACGTATTAGTGTTCGATTTGACTCAATACATCGTGACCATCAATTTCGTGACTAGCGTTATCAAAACGTATAGTAGCTGTAACTATTACCGACTCACTAGTAGCGTAATTAAATTCACCATAAGTTACGTTTGTTAAGAAGCATCCTTCAACTTCCCATGCATCTAATACATTAAAGTCACCTTCGTCTCTGCCGCCATCTAATGTTTCTATTACCATTCCAAATTTATAAGCATCTGCCGCCATAGGGGCTGACTGGTCATGATGATTGACCTGTTGATTTAACTGTGCTCCTAACAATGAAACTACTTCACTATCAACATCATCTCGTAATGTGATACTAATTGCTTCCCAGGCATGTTTTCCTGCTACATAAATCTTAGAGTGGTAAGTATCAATTATCACTTCCTCATGAGTCAAAGTAGGCTTATTTACACTTACTACGTTTCTAGTTGCCTTTGTGCCAGACTGTCCGCCTAAGTTAATAAACTTAACTCTAAAGCGATATTGTAGTTTTGGCATTAATGTTGCACCGCCCTCGTTCTCGACTGGTACTCCGAAATTTGTTGTTACTGCCATTGTATTCTCCTTTAATAATCTGTATTATTTCATTATATATTGTATTTATACAATTTAGAAAGAAAAAAATAGCAGTACTTAGTACTGCTATTCTTTAGGTTTAACCTGGGCTTGTTATTTAGCCAAGTTCACCAGTATTAACTATACGTACTGGAATGTATATAAATTCAGCTGCTTTAGTTGGCTCAATTGCAACATCAATGTATAATTCATTTGCGTCTATGCGTGCCGGCGTATTATTTGTAGTATCACATACTACAACAAAGTCATACACACCACGTTGGGCTAAAATATTATTCATGAATCCAGCAAACGTAGCTTTCGCATTAACTCTTGTATTTTCGTCATTTGCTTCAAATAAGTAAGGTCTACCAATAACAGCAAATCTCTCACGCAAGTATGCTGTCAAACGAGCAACATTTACACGATCTAACGCACTAGCGTTAGGATGTAAAGACTTCTGACCGTAAACAATAATACCTTCTGCTACAAATCTAGCAATTGGGTTTAGCTTGTTTTCATACATTGCATCACGTTGTCCTTGATTAACTGCTACCGCAACAAATTCATTCTCACTATCAATATAACCAACGTTACTCGCATTCTGTACAACACCACGTGTCATACCTGCTGGAGCAAACCATTGGAAGCTAACGTTATCACTATAAGCATATGTATATAATATACTATGTGATGCTGGAGCAACAACGCTATCGCCAGTTGAAGGATTAGTTGTTAATACACTCGGATAATATGCCGCTGCGTATGTATTTCTTCCAACTAAACCATCATTGCCGTTTTCTGCTGCCTTCGTGCCTTGAATCCATTCAAGTGCTTCATTAGGCGTTTTCTTAAATGGTGCGTCAACAATAATAAATGCCGTTTCATTACGGTCGCTGTTTAATGTTACCATTTCATCAAATAACTCTGAATAACCAGGAGTTGAAATTAATCTAAATTGAACTGTTTCTTCACGCAATGTATCGCTAGTTGATGCTTTTTGTAATGCTGTTACAGTAACTTTACGCTGTGCTGCACTACCAAAGTTGCCAGCGCCGTCTACTGCGTTTCCTGCTTCGTTTCTCCACTTCCAAGAAGTAGTAGCTGATGCATCATATACACGTACTGTATTAGATGAACGACACATATTTACAGCAGTTGTACCTACCGGGAATATTAATGAATCTGGAGCAGTATCTAATAAATCTGTTTCAAATGTTCCACCCGTTGTAGCATTTGCTGTTAAATCACCAAATACAACACCATTACTTGTAGTTTGATCTGTATTGTCTTTTAACTTCCACGATGTACCATTATGTCTATACATTGTAGGATATGTTTCTGCGTTTGTATCAATCCAATAATCACCCTCTGCAAGAGCGGCGCCTGATAAATCAGTAGTTGGCGCTGATGTAGCATATTGAACTCCACTAACTGCTAACCATTTCTGAACGCCTGCGTCTAAAGATACCTCATATACTGCTAACCCGTCAACACTATCATCAAACCACATAGCACCATCTGTTGGTGTACCTGTCGGTTGAGTTATGCTAATAACTGCCGTGTGTCCGCCAGTTGAAGTTGCAGAATCAGTACTAATATTATCCCATTCTGAATTAAAGTCATCAAATCTTTTAATAGTTATTGATCCACCACCGTGGTTTAAGAAAATATCTCCAGACATTAAAACACGCGCGACTGCCGCTGATCCATCAGCAAATACATCTGATGTTGTGCCTGTTGGGTCAGTAAGTTGTGAATATACTGGTGTTTTGCTTATAAAGCCTGTATCATCAGTAAATAATGAAATATCAAAATCAACACCATTACCTGGCATTGTAGTCTTTACCCAAACATCACCAACTGTCGGTGACGTAGGTTCAGAATAGTGAGGAGCAAACGTGGCTGTTGTTAACACAGTCCATACTCCACCAACACCAACGTAATATATTACAGTTGTGTCCGTGTTATCATTTACTAATTCTACTAAATACTCACCGTTTACTACAGTCACTGTCGATGCGCCTGCTGTTGGACTAGTAACTATCACAACCGTAGGGTCAATTAATGTCCACTCTCCAGAAGAACCTAAAGATCCGCCTGCTACTAATTGATATTCAAATATACCAAAAGAACTGGTTGTTGGGTTTACCCAATACGTATTATTTGCTGGATTTCCAGTAGGCTCTGCTCCGACTGGACGCATGCCTGTTAAATCAGTGTCGCCACGCACAATCCATGCCGCTGAACTTTGACCTAAAAAACTATATGCCGCTAACAAGCCATACTCGTTTGTTTCATCACCTTGAAGCACTGTTCCACTCTCTTTAAAGAAATCAATGTCTCCAAAGTATTGTGTTAATTCTCTTTGTGATGTAACTAAAACTGGGCTTCCAGCGTTTTCCTTTTTTGTATATTTTGCAATTCCGTCTGATTCAGTACCAGTTGGATCTACTTTGTCCTGGCCGGTCGCAATGAAAATCATTGGAACGGTACCAGCACCAGCAGGACCATATACTGACTCATCTGTAATTGATACCTGTACTCCAGGTGAAACAAGATTTGCCATGTGAGATATCTCCTTAATTTATGATGATTGTAGTGCCGAATCTACCTAGATCGACATATACAAGTATTTATATTATATCAGTAAAAACGTGCTTTTACAGGCTTTAACTACATAGTTAATATGTCGCTTACAATACAGAATATTCTATAATATGGTCGGCGTATTTTTTAGATTGTATCATTCTCTGATATCCCACATTAAACTCATGAAAATTATTCCAATGATATTTTTTGAACTTTGCATGTCGGGCATGGCATTCGTTAATATCATTGATATCAACCTCAATATAATATATTGTCGACTTTGGATATCGAGAACGTACTTCATTCATCGGGGTATGTGTAGCTATTAATACTTGTTTCTTATATTTTTTATATATCTCACCTAATCTATTATTAATATCATCCCAAGCAGTATCCTCATTTTCAATATGTCGCATTCTATCAAACATATGCGGAATTTTTATTCCGTCAGGTGTTATATATGTAACATGATTTGGAAACTTTTGAAAGAGTAATGAACGATCAGTATTTTTATTTTCAGAATATATCAACGTATCTTCGGAATACAATGAACGCAATAGCGTGTGTGTTTTTGATCCTGGAATCCCTACAATAAATGTCAAGAATTTACCGTCCACTATTTTGTCCCTTGTCTCGAACTATTCATTGTCCGTTCTGGACTAGAATATGCAGCTCCTACATATTTAATATTATTATGTAACCAAGATGCAGTTGTTTCATCACTTATATCAATATTTACTACATAATGAACCGTATTATCTTTAAGAGTAAATGAATAATGAGTTTTTCTTGGATTCAAAGCATACCATCGTCTATTTTCAAAGTGTTGTAATTTTCCATCTACAATGAAACTACATTCCTCTGGATGCGAATTATTCACAAAGCATGTTAGTCTGACCCGTTCAACTCCGCCATCTATACCATTCCCAATAAAATCACGATGTGGTAAGAAAAATGATCCTTGATTACTTTCAACACGTACTGCTTTGTTGGTAACAATATTATCGGGCAGATTCATCTCAGGCGGAGGTGATGAATATCGATATACTGTTTTATTTCCAGTATATTCTTCACCATATTGAACATCTCTGACCAACGACATATCTAGCGGAACTAATTCGGTAAAAATAGCCAATGGTGTCACATCACCATACAAAGTGTGAAAATCAACTGCTAACATATCTTTATCTCCATAATATGTATTTATTCCTAAATAAATAAGTATATACATAACTACATAATATATAAATGCATACTGTACAAAGTCTTCATAGTATTCTAAGTTCATATGGTGATATCATTGAATTAGATTATAAATTCAATGAGGACACTATTAGCGAACTAAAAAATATCACCCAATGGATTCCAACACATGGTAACAAGGAAGCTATCAACCTGAATGGACCAATCGACGATCTAGAACTATCTTATGATCGAGATAGTACTAAAAAACACTCGTTTGGACAATTGGGTAACGAAAATCTACATAATTGTCCATCACTTGTAGATTTTTTTAATAAATTTGACTCTTTAGCAAGATGTCGAGCTGTCAAATTAAATAGTGGTTCTTTTTTCAGACCACACCGTGATGCTTGGCGGTTTAATGAACAGTTTAGAATTTTTGTACCATTGAATGGAACCGATGATACTGATTGGATGTTTTTTCTTGACGATAACCTAATCAAATTTAAACCCGGAGTTCCCTATGTTTTAAATACAAGAAAAACCCACGGGTCATTTACGTTTAGTGATGACATCTATCATATTGTAATGTCACTCCCACTCAATGAATGGAATCTTAAAACAATAATGCGAATGTTGCCAATGACTAAAGAATATTGAACAGATTAAAAAAGGTACCGTAGTACCTTTTTTGTTTGTTTTATAAAACTTTGTTTAGTTTCTAGAACAATCTACACCTTTTCTATCCATTGGATCTTGTGAATATTCCATATTATCTAAAAGATAATTAATAGACTCCATTCTATGATCCTTTTTAAATGTAATATCTGCTGTTATGTGATAAACATTATCAACAAAACTAAAACCATAGTGTACTAATTGTGTGTTTATAGCATACCATCTTCTTGGTTCTGGTTGGAATATCTCACCGTCAACTACGAAATGAAATTCTGTTGATTTTGTAGCGTTTGCAAAATTTATTAAACGCATTCCGTTGTTTGGTTTAATGTAACCATTTGCATCAATTCTTCTTGCTGTACTCTTCCATTTATCTCTGTGTGGGGCAAGCATATCTCCCTTATCATAACCAAGATAAGAAACAGTTGAAGCGTGATCTGGTAATCCCCATCCTGTAGGAACATGATTATATTCAACGCCATACTTGTTACCAGCGTGGTCATCGTTTCCATCTAAATTGTCGTTTTCTTCTCTCCATCTTAAATGTTTTGACTGATCAGCATTTAATGCATCAATCTGGTCAATTACATTCTCAGGAAGCCATTGATCTAACGCTATAATATTTCCTGCCTTAGCAAAAAAATAATCAGCGTCTACTATTACTTGACTCATATCAAATCTCCTTTATTAATTACGTGTACAATCAACACCCTTACGGTCGTTGAATGGTTGGTTAAATTCAAGAGCAGTTAAAAGGAACTTAGATGTTTCTTGTCTATTCTCTTCATTAAATTTTAGTTCACAACCAACGTGGTATACGTCATCTACGAAACTAAAACCATAATGTACTCGTTGAGTGTTAACCGCGTACCAACGTCCAGGCTCTAATACTGTGATCTTGCCATCTACTACAAAATGAAATTCTGTAGGACTTGTTTTATTTAAAAAACAAATTAAACGAACGCCATTACCGCCATTTCCTCTTAATTCACCGTTCTCTTGAACATTGTGCCATTTGTCACGGTGTGGGAATAAAAAGTCTCCCTTATCATATGCTAAACTACCAACAGTGCCAGCATGTGTTGGGATTCCCCAATTAGATGGTACTTCTTTAAGGTCAATTCCGCCTTTTTTATATGAATTGTGATCATCTGTATCACTTTCATTTCTTGACATAGCGTGTGCTTCTTTATCTGCATGAAGTGCTTTTACTTCAGCCAACGCATTCTCAGGCATCCAAATATTTAATGGTACTATATCTCCAGCGCCTTGAAAGAAATATTGAGCATCCATAAATTTTGTTTCCTGCTTTGATTCAATTACTGCTTGTTGCGTTATTTTTTCATCACGCAATAGTGTTATTTTTGACATAGCTTTTTTTCTCCTATAAATATATTTACTCATATATTTATACAGAACAAGCCTTAAAAATATTATACGTAAATATATTAATGATTATTTAGATGGGTTACAAAATGTGCCTAATTCTAACTTACTTATTACACTTTCGAACGGTTCTCCTATTACTTTTATGCGCAGATATGCTCGTTCTTCAGTAACAGTAGGGACTCCATGTATCTGTAGCCCATTAAACAGTGTTGGATGCTTATTGCTATAATGATGTTGGTATTCTATATCATCATCAGTAAATCCAGGCTGTAGTACGCCAGGGTTATCTCCGCTTGTAGCCCATTCATAATTAGTATTAGGGACAGGTGTTACCCCATCTCTACTATAAAAACTAATAGGTACACCGGTATCTTCGGGTATTATTGGTAACATTATTCCACACTGCATATAATGATCAGTATGTGGATGAAACGAAAAACCGGGATTATAATGAATAATATCGACATCACGTGGTTGAATAGGTTTTTCAAAGTTAAACATGCTTATATACTTCTGAATTACTGGATATTCTAACATTTCCTTTCCTTCAGTCTTTAATACAGCGATAGAATGCATTCCTGGTTTATTTTTGAATTCTCTCTTCCATGGCGATAGAAACTGCATATAATCACCATAATCCATGATATTATGTTTATGATCGTTATAGAAATCTAATAACTCAAGCCTATCGTATGTAATCTCATCAATGGTGCAATGATATTTTCCCAATATCATCCGATCACAAATCCTAAACCAACAGATCCATCATTATATAATGTAAGTTCTGTTTCTAATTTATCAATTTCTTGCTGTGCGTCTGTACGCAATTGATCAGCATTCATAGTAGTACCGCCCTGTGGGCCTGCTATCTGTGTAAACTTTCCACGTGCCTCTGCTAACATTAAGCGAACATGTGCATATGCGTAATCCTTTAACCACGGACCAGCATACGTATCACTTATCAATTCATCCAATGGACGATAATTATAGACATGTAATATACATTCATCATCAGCTTTCATTTTTCTTTGAATAATTAACTTATGTGATTGTGGGCGCCAAGTAAACATTAACTCTGCTCCAAATAATCTACCAAGTGTTTCTCGATGTTGTTGTAAGAAATCAAAAGAAGCTAAGCCACCAGTGCTATGACTTCCTAATAGATATGTATTTAAGTAGTTTGCTTGGAATGGTTCTATATCATTACCTGAACCACTACTAATACCAGTAGTACGTCTAAAAATATCTCGAACTTCTATAACCTCATTTGGTAAAGTATATTCACTTACCTCCTTTACCAATGGCAAGGCCAAAAAGCTTTCCTCTACACTATTCTCAGCACGTTGTCTATATTTTTCAACAGCCTTCGTTATTGATAATTCATAATGTTCTGGATCAAGTTCAACATCTACCATGCCTCCACCGAGGCGAAGTTCCATTTCTTTAATTAATTTGTTTACAACGCTCATAATATCTCCTATTATCGTATTTATTCAAATACAGCCAATAGAATAGTGTCAATATTAAATCTACCGTTTAATTTCTTTTCAGTAGTAGTTAACGAATTAAACATCTTTAACGATCGAGGTTTTGTTAGTCTCTTATATTCTGAAAATAAGTTCTCTGGCTTTCTAACAGTCCTCTGCATACTTTTGTTTTCATCAAATCTTTTCAATGATGTACCTTTAACTGTGAAGCCATCTGCATCTTCTGAAACATACACTCCTAACTTTCTAGTTTTACAGTTGAATATCACAGCCATGACCGCTCCGACCAACTTGTGTGGTGGGACACTCGCAATGCCGTATTCTGTATCACTTGCCTTAAATTTAAGTTTACTAACTACCTTTTCAGGGCTCTTAGGCTTTGTAATCCTCGGTTTACGGGTACTTTTCGATTCAGCAGTAATAATATCGCATGCATTGATAATTTTCGTATAGATCGTCGTATAATCCTTTATTTGCTTTTTTGACAAGTGATTATAATTTTCTCCAATCTGATCCCATTCATCGTATTCAAGCTCTGACATATTTTTCAACTCACTTGATTTTGGTATGCTATTCAATTTAACAAAATCATCATATGTGTGTATATAAAAAGATTTAATAATACGAGCATGGTTTGCCTTTGCTTGTACCTCATGCAGTATCTTTACAGGGTCAAACTTAGCAATTTTTAAGGTTTTATCGCCATCAATGAATCCTTCTACAAAATCATCAATCCTGCTCGCCATGCTTATAGACGTAGCTGTCATTACCTGCTTAATTGTTGGCTTGAATTTTTTGACTGCTTCTTTTTCTTCTTCTACACACTCCTTGCCATATTCTATAGATTTTTTAACAGCGTCAATAACATATTCACTGGCCGGTTTGATATCTGACATCGTGCCATCTAATCCTGTCCAATAAGTATTGTGGCCTTCATGTAGGTCTGGCATACCGTTAACCAAGCATCTTGCTATAATACTCGTCTGTACAGAAACTTTACCATTCCCATTCTTTGCAAACTTAATTTCATCTGAGGTGTATCCATTGTTTTTCATCCACTTATATATACTCGAAACCAAATCAGCTGACTTGAATTCACGATAATACATGTTAAATGCGGCTGTTCTCTTTTTATGATATTCAATACCAGTCAGTTCCATCGAATCTGTCCAATCTACTTCAGTATTGCCAATCCTTCTTCTGGCCTTCAATCTTGCCTTTTTCTTTGGTATTTTTATTCCCTTTAACGCCGCCATATCATCCTCGTTTTGTTAACTTATATTTGCAAGTATAATGTATAATTGCGTCTATGTCAAGTTTTATTTTTTTTACATATATTAGTTATATGATTTCGTGTTTTTTCATTAGTTATAAATACAGATATTAGAAATTAAATTATTGGTATGCCACGATTAAGTTTATACAAACCACACAAAGGCGATGATTACACGTTTATGGATCGTAATATTAGGGAACAGTTTGACATAGGCGGTACTGCTATTCATGTTCATAAATATTTAGGTCCACAAGAGAATAATAATTCAAATGATCCATCACAGCCCAATTACCACAATGGATCAGAAATTGATCCGATCACAGGTAAAGAAATAAATCCAGGTGGATATGTTGATGAAACAAAAATACAAGATCTTCTTTTCATGGAGAATCGAGATAGAAAATACGACAAAGACATATATGAACTACGTGGTGTGTATAGTGTAAGTGATAATGATTTTGATCTTTCACAGTTTGGATTGTTCTTATCCAATGATGTTCTTTTCATCACTCTTCATATTAACGATATGGTAGAAAAATTAAATAGAAAATTAATGCCAGGTGATGTAATTGAATTGCCACACCTACGTGATGACTTATTACTGAATCATGAACGAAATGCTATTAATAAATTTTATACAGTAGAAGATGCATCAAGAAGCAGTGAAGGTTACAGTCAAACATGGTACCCACATATATGGAGAATAAAAGTGTCGCCGTTAACTGACAGACAAGAATTTGTAGATATTTTAGGAACAGCTGATGATCCAAACAGTCTTAAAAATGACATTAGTAGTTATGCTACTGAACTTAATATTTCTAAGGCGGTTGTTCATGCAGCTGAAATTGAAGATCCATTGGGATTGCCACTAATAGCTCATTTGTTTGGTAGTGATACTGAATCGGAAGAATACGATCATGGCGAAGTTATTGCTGCTGGTGATCAATTTCCATATGCTCCAAACGAGGGTGATTACTTTATACGACACGACTTTTTACCAAATAGGCTATTTGCTTTTCGTGGAGACAGGTGGCATAGACTATACGACAACGTAAGTGATAAAACCTGGAGTGATCGAACATATAATGCTGGTGACTTTATTGATAATGACAATACAATGATTATTGACAATGATGAAGTTCCTGAAAAACAAGCATTGAGTAACATAATAAAACCACGGAGTGATTTCGAATAATGGCAGTTCCATACTTTTACGATAACCAAATAAGAAAATATATACAACAAGTAATTCGACTATTTGGCGGATTTAGTGTAGAGATGGGGACTCACCCTACTACAAAAATGCCGCTATATCAAGAGGTTCCAGTTAGATATGGCGATAGCAGTCGAATGGCCGCTCATATTATACGTGAAAATTCTGAAAATATGACCGCGACTGTTCCATTTATTAGTTGCTATGTAACTGAACTTACTATGGCTCCTGAACGTCGATTAGACATGCAACATGTTGAGAAAGTTCAAGTAGTAGAGAAAGAACTGGACAGTGCTACTGGTAAATATGTAAACCGCGAAGGCGATAGATATACAGTTGAAAGACATATGCCGGTACCTTATAACATGACAATGAATGTTGATATATGGACTAGTAATACAGACCAAAAGCTTCAACTATTTGAGCAATTAGGAGTGTTATTCAACCCAAGCTTAAATATTCACACTAACAATAATGTTTTAGATTGGAGTAGCCTATCATATGTAGAGAATACCAATATAATATGGAGCAGTAGATCTGTTGGTAGTAATATAGATGATATGATAGATGTGATGACATTAACATATAGTATGCCTATATTAATAAATCCACCAGCAAAATTAAAACATCAAAAACTTATTCATACAATCATAACTCGCCTCAATACATTGGATAATGACGATTTGGATGCTTTCAAAGAATCTAAAGATTTCGATATTAGCAATCGTCAATACACCGTAACTACGTATGAGGATAGGAAACTAAAGTTCGAAAATAACAAAATATATTTGTTAAACAAGAATAACGGCACGCATGACAGTACCGGTAACATTTTAGAATGGAGTACCGAATTACTACCGTTTGGTGAACTTAGAGAAGGCATTAGTCAATTAAGACTACGTAAGGGTGATAATATAGAAAACAACAATGATGATATTGTTGGTAGACTTAGATTTGATCCAGATAATCAAAATGCGTTATTTGTCGATGTTGATACAGATACATTACCAACAAATACATTAACAGCCATATCTGCTGTAATTAACCCATCAGTCAATTATCCTGGCGATGGTTCAGTTCCCGCCGCCGTACTGGGCCAGAGATATCTATTGACTGCTGATTTGCCGTTATCTCCTAATTGGTCTAATATTACTGCTGAAAAACACGATATATTAGAATATAATGGCACTACGTGGATTGTTTCGTTTAACTCAACAAATATAACAGATACACAATATGTATCTAATAATACTACTATGGACCAATTAGAATGGGATGGTGATACGTGGTTTAACAGTTACGAAGGTATATATAACGCTGGATATTGGCGTTTATATCTATAATATTATATGACTCGTGCTAGTGGTTGTATTTTTCTTGCGGTCGATACTGGAAGAATAATCCTACAATTAAGAAGCAACAATGGCAGTTACTCTAACACATGGGGTTTCTTTGGTGGTAAATCAAATGGTGATGAACGTCCATTTCAAACACTTTTAAGAGAAATTGAAGAAGAAATTGGGTATATACCGAACATGAATAAAGTATATCCACTCAGTCGATATATAAGTAAAGATCAAAACTTTGAGTATCAAAGCTTTTTAGTAACTGTGTATTCAGAATTTATTCCAAAATTAAACAAAGAGAGTAGTGGTTATTGTTGGGTATCATTCAACAAATGGCCTAAGCCATTGCATCCAGGAGTTAAATCTCAACTCAATAATCCAGATCTTACTCAGAAAATAAAGACCGTCTACGACACGATGTCAATAGACGGCCCTAATTGGTTAGATACTATCTAAAGTCTAATCTTTTTCTTCATACTTAAAACAAACTGTTCTCTTAACCATTCAAAATCATTTATTTTGTTTAAGGCTTCAATATCATCTTTATTATGTTCGCCATATATACGGCCTTCTAATGCGCCTTTTATACAATAGCGTCCAAATCTTTCACCGTTATCTACCGAACACCATATCTCTAACCGTTCGGATGCTTCATCTATTGGAGAATTTGGGTTTACGTTACTAGCTAGTTTTACAGTCTCACGGAAAGCACTTCGCCATGTACGGAACGGATCCTTATTGAATCTAGTAATGTTTGATACCTGTGTTACTGGTTGGAAAAATGCGGCGCCTGTACTAAAGTCTGGTAATTCATGTCCGATTTCCAATAACTGTTGTCTAGGAAATAACTTAATAGCGCCATATCCATATTCCAAATCATTAATTGGATTTCTTGCTCTCCAACAATAGGTAGTATTGCCACGTTTACTCATCGGAGGAATATAATCAAACTTGAAATCATCCATTACATCAGCATCGGCATCAACCACATAAACCATCTCAGTGGTTGCTTGATTTCCTATTTCTTTATGTGCGTTCCCTATACCTTCCACATTTTTAATATGTTTGGCGTCAGGGAACCTAGATTTCAATCTATTAAAGTTAGAGTCTGCTTCTTCCTCATGATATGATATCATATAGATATCAAAATCTGCTTCATGATAACTGGAAATAATCTTATTTTGCACTTCACCATGCACAATTCCACTAGTAGGTACTAATTTAATATCATTCCAGGCAACTGGTCGCCCGGTTCGCTTAACTGCTTTAGCAAATGCATGAATAAAATTGCGGGCACTATCACTAGGGCGATAATGCCAAGGGAAATCTGAACGTATATTTGCCGTCTCCTTTACAATCCAGACCATATCAGATTGAGCAGCATAATCAACTGCCAATTTTTCTAAATCTTCTGAGGAGAGCATTCGTTCTACCTTAACAACTGGATAACTCGAGAAAATAAATTTCTTAAGTCGATCTATAGGACTAATTATGGTTTGTCCTGTAAAGTCTAATATTTGTGAATCTTTTAAATTAATCATTTGTGCAATCACCCTTTATTGTATATGCCCTTGTTCCTATATGGGCTATAAAATTACTTAAATCATTCTCTATATATATTTTATATCCTGCTTCATTAGCTTTATTACAAAAATATATATCCTCACCTGATAAACTAGTATAATCATCATTCCATTCCACACTAAAATGCGGTCTCGGAAGTGTATCATATACTTCTCTCTTGACTAACATAGCACCCAAACCAACAGCATACGTCTGTTCAATGCCATTACCTGATACTATTCTAACATCTAAATCATTTACACTTTTAAATGCCACCGGTCGATGTGGTGGCACTCGGGTACTATAATTACATGCTATAATATCCTTATCGTGACTTAAAAATCCATCTAATAAATTAGTAGGAAAATCCATATCACTATCAAGCCAAAGTATATGTGTACAATCAGTATCTAATGCTTCATCAACTAACTGTTGCCGTTGCATTGCTATCTCACTTCCCATTACCATGTGAAGTGTGACATGTACATCATCCTTTCCACACTTCTTCATCAATAATGATAAACTATAAGTGAATGCCGCAGTTACATAATCCCGTACAGGAACACATATTGATACTACTGCTTTTTTATTTCCATTATAATGGAAACGTGGAATCTCCACTATTAGTCAGCTACTAAATCAGCACTTAACTCTTCTTCAATATCACGAACGTGTGCATTAAGTTTCTTTGCAAAAACTGTCGCACCTTTTACAGCGGCAACAAATGCGTCATCGGACAAACTAGCCATATAATTCATATGCTCTGGCTGTACTTTTCCAATTGTAAGAATATCAATAGCGGCAAGCTTGGCTAATCTTTCAACCCAATATTGTTCTTCATCATTGTTAATATCAGAAATTAGTGCTTCGACATCATTTTCTTTCGAAAATTCAGTATAAATCTCTTCCAGTACCGATAGATCCGGATGAGAAGTGGCTCTTGCTTCTTCTAACTCTTCCATCAATGCCATTGCCTTTCTAGACTGTGTTGGGTGTGCACCTAAAACAAACGTCTCGATTTCAAACTTTGTACGTATACTCATATTTCTCCTATATTTTTCTTATTGTAAATTTTATTATAATACATTTTTTATATTTTGTCAATGTTAATATATTCATATTTATACATTAAAAAATTCAAACAGTAAGACTTTCAGACCAGAGGCCAGAAGACATCCATTAATGGATGTCTTCTGATTTATTACGTTGGATAACTTAAAGTTATTAGCCTAACTGAGCGTAATCATCTGCAGTAGGGTTTACTCCTGAAGTTGTACCCCAAGTGTTAGGATTCTGCCAACCGCCAAACGTAGCTGATAAGCGAATGTTGCTCGTCACTGCTGGGGTAATGTATGTTCCTAATTGATATAACGAAACAGCTCCGCTTAAACCAAAATAGTTTCTCACAGTTCCCATCGTCATTTGCGATCCAGTTGCTGGTAATGCCATAATTCATCTCCTTAAATGTTTGTTTTATACATGTTATTTATTAAAAAAATCATGTATAATAACCACAAGCTTTTGTTATAGCCAAGGTTTAATTGATTCTAAATAATCTACGACTGATTGATCAGGAACAAACGTAATATCATTCCTTTCAATATGTCTTTGATAGTCATTACGTAACATAAACAATACAGTCATTACATAATCCATATTTTCCCCAGTCAATGCCGCGTTTCGTTGCATCTCTTCATCAGCATATGTTAATATGCAGTCTCTACATTCAATTCTTAATTGATATTCTGCCATGTTCTATCCTCTTGTTATGTTTATCCAATAGTAGTATCAGTTGCTACGGTAGTATCAATAGAAAATGTTCCTAAATTGACTTCATCTCCTAAAAATTCACCAGTGTCACTTCCTAAAATAGTTATCGATGATGGGGCATAACCGGCCAATAATCCAGTTGTAATTATCATTGAATCTATACTCACTGATACTCCCAAATCAATCTGTAACCATTGATCAGCCGCAGCGGATGTACTTCCCAACGTCCACCATGATGTGGTTGTTAGACTATCAAACGCACGGAATGGATCATATGTTGTAGCAGAAACAAAATATGATTCGGCTGTTGCAACATATGGAAATGGTGCTGTGTTTGTCGTCATAATTTCAGGATATGTCGCCAACAATCCGGCTTCAGTTGCTTGCAAACTCCAATTTCCAATCATCACAGTAGAGACCTCACCTTCTGCTTTAACAAATCCTGCCAATCTCCAATATCTATAAGTAGGGGTTTGTTTGGCAAATGTAATTACTGTCGGAACAGATACTGTCTTTGCAACTTCTAGAACTCGAACTTCACACACATAACTGACACCTGTAGTCAATACCGTTAACGGTATTGAAATTTGTCCGTCAATAGTTGTAATATCAGCTGATGATATTACTGGATTGCCTGCGGTGTCTAAAATAGTTACATACACTTCCGCTGGAGAATATGTATCCCAATTTGTTATAGTCGCAGATCCAATAAAAGTCTGATCTGGTGACATTGTCACTTCTGGAGGTGGTGTTACTGGTAATAATTCTGACACTATTACAACCGACAAATCAGCTAATCCACCAGTCTGTTGCATGTTTAAAGAACCATCAACATATGTCAATCCGGTTACATAATTATTAGTATCAGTATCAGTAAATACCGCGCCTGCTGGTACATCAGTAAGAACTCTTGTACTGTCTACTTTTGCGTCTAACGCAGTTTGTAATTCAGCAACCTCAGTAATAGAATGTGTTGCTGGATGTACATATGTTGATGTTGTATCTGTAAATATCGCATTAGCTGGTACATCAGTAAGAACTCTTGTACTGTCTACTTTATTGGCAAATTGGGCATTTAATTCCTGAGCAAATAGTGTATTTTCTAAACCAGATATTTGTGATGCATCACCTTTAAATGTATCGGCTGTTAACTGTCCAAAAACATCAAGTCCAACGGTTGAAGTAGATAGTCTTTTATAACCATTACTAAATAATTCAACATGTGGTGTTGATGAATTTATTATTGACAAACATTTCTTATCTCCTGATTTGAAGTGTATATCATTATTTGCTCCATAATCTATATAATTATCACCATCTAATGTTACTCCCATAAATGAAGTAGTTACCACTGTTTCACCAGCATAACTGTCTGCTTCATATACATCATATGGGAGTAACATATATCCGCCATCGCCCCAAAAAGATCCCCATGAATTTTCTACAATAAATCCACCTAATGAATCATCATACCCTAATGCTGCCATGGCATGTCCGCCTACAGCGGCAGATCCGTCCAAACTACCTCTATATGTGTGTGATGCTATTGGTCCAGTAATACCAAAGATGGCGTTGGTAACTGTAATTGAAGCCATAACCGGCAGACCTTTAGACAGTGCTTCTTTCATATCCAACACTAAATTCAAATTATCAATACTCTTGTACCCGCCTTCTTTTTCTATTCGGTAATTCAAAGCATTTGTATATGCTGCTGCACTTGGTTGAATTAATGCAAAATCACTAGCATTAGCATAACCTTGTGATTCTTTATTCCACACATCAAATTCACAAATACCATGTTCCTTAACTTCATCAAACGCATCATGTGGCCATGATCCGCCGTCTATTCCTGTCTCTCCTATTTCGTTTCTTAATTCCCAATATAAGAACATAAATGAAAAATTAGTATATACACCAGGGAAACCAAGTCCTCTATTAATTCTTTCAGTTAATACTTCTAATATAGATGCGGTGGCGTTACCAACACATGAACCTGAATTTCCTTGATCATCAATATCTAAATTATGTATTCTAAGATCAACATTTGTGGGTAAATCTTCATAAGCTCGTATTGGCGAATATGTATTCACAACCCATGGTTCAGTTCCTATAGGTTCCACAAAGTCATTAAATATAGGATCTAATGGATGAGTTTCTGGAGTGAACACTGATAATGTTGGAACATAATTCTCATCTGACACACGTGGTGGAATTTGAAACACAATACTAGTATCTATACTATTATAGCTCATAGTAATATTTTCAGCATTACCCAAAATTAGTTTTTTGTCAGTAGCAATTATAACATCATCATCAAATGACAATAATGGATTTGTTTCTAAGGCAAGAACCTTTGTTTCTAAAGTATTAATACTGTCAACATTAGTTGTCAGCTGGGATCCAAATGCCGTCACAACACCCGTGAAACTAGTATCAGCATTAGCTCTAGTTAGTACTTCATCATCAATTTGATTTTGTAGTAATAATTCTGCTGCTGTTGCTCTTATAGATTCTTCTGATATTTCAACATCTAGGCCAGTGATACTGGATGTTACTTCACCCAATTCAAGATCTACTACTGTCCCATCTGGGTTTACAATTTTGAATGCCATTATAATATTCCTAATATACTTATTATAATGTATTTATCGTGTGTGTTATTTTTCTAAAGTGTTGCTGGTAAAAATATGATCCATTGAGAACCATCGTAACCTTCAAATGTACTAGTATCTGTATTAAACCATATCTGCCCGGCTACGGGGGAATTTGGACGGTTTACGGTAGTTCCTGAGGGTACTACAATGCTCACATCTGCTTCTAAGGTGCCTACTGCTAACGATCCTTTTTGTACAACATTATTTGCATCGATGTCATTATTGCCAATAGAACTTGTATAACTATCAATTAAATAAAAAGTTGAAGTTTCAGCATCACGAACTAGTCCGGCATATTCATTTATTCCAATCTTACCTAATATTCCAATATCAGTAGGTGAGGTATTGGACTTCCCTACCACAATTATAGAATCATCAAGTGCGCTGTCTGTGCTTTGTAAATTTGATATTTGTACTTTTCTAAATGCCATGTGATTTATTATTTGCCTATTTTATATACTATATTTATTCTGCGATGTAGTCAGGTATTTTTATATACTTAATAACTTCATCTATTGTCTGTATTCCAGTATCTTCCATAAACATATAAATCAAATCTGCTAATTGTGGTTGTGAAAACTTTTCCACGCTCGGCACATCTTTGAACTTCATATCATCACATTTATATACACCACAATGTATTTTATCCATACCAGCAAGATATGCTACAGTTGCGCTATGTTGTCCTTCCCACAGTATATACTTTCCATCTATTAACGCCACGCTGGACGCTCTGAGTAACGCAGGATGAAAATGGTCTAATATATCCTTTACATGTTCTATATCAAAACTATTCCATTGACTATCAGTTACATACAGTTCTTCAAATGGTATATCTTTCCATGTTAAATTGCCATACCTATCATCTTGAATTCTTTTAAATTTAGAAATGGAGGTATGACTATTATGTTGTTTTGTATTCATACCTGTATTTATCTATCACTATTGTTGAAAACTCATAGAATAAGAAGGAGGCTTTCGCCTCCTTCTTAAAGTCTTAAATTAAATTAGATATTACTTCTTCTCTAACTCATCAACCTTTGCTGATAACTCTTTAATAGCTTCGATTAGTAACGGGACCATCTTAGCATAGTCTACTGTTAAATAGTCCTCGCCAGATTTAGATTTGCCAAGATCGTCTCTATCAAACGGGGCAATGGTTACAGCCTCTGGAAGTACTGCCTTAACTTCTTGAGCAGATACACCTACTTGTGTATCCGGGTTATTATACCCAATGGAGTTCGCTAGTTCATTCTCCACGTAAATGAACCCGCTTAGGCTCTGTACTTTATGTAAGGGAGACTCAATATTACCAATCTGGGTTTTTAGTCTATCATCTGAGTAGTATGCAATAACATCACCCACTGCCAACAACTGGCCTTCTGCCTTTATGTTTCCGCCTGAGTAAATACCCTCTTCAGCCGCGAGGTTGTAGCTAGCTGTATCTGAAACTTGTTTGCCGTGTAGTGAGTACCCAGTAATAGAGTTTTGTAGTACAGGGTTAACCGTACTATGGTCTCCCCACCCTGGGGTAGCACCTGTCTTCATAACCTGTACTTTATAGTTAGAAGATGTACTTACATAAACCTGTAGTTTCTTCCAGCCATATGTATTATCAGCAGTTTCATGCAAGACCCTAGCACCTGTTATCCTGTTGGAGTGACCACCACAATTTAAAACTGTAAAAGCAGAGTCGGCATAACTACGTATCCAATCAATACGAATGAACGCGTGGTCGCTACTCTCAGAATCTGAGACAATTACTTCTCCACTATGTCTTCCACTATCTGAATGAGCAACTGTTATCCAACCTGGTCCTACCGTGCCTGAGCCTGTGCTTACCTCTCTGTAAAACTTAGTAGAATCTAAACCATCTAGACTACCAGCGTTAGGTACCGTGCCTTTAATTCTTCCACCATCAATCTTAGCGTCTGTACCAATAACATCAGTGCCGTTAATGTTTAACGACCCATTAATCCTGACCATAGTATGGGGTTCTGTTCCACCAATGACAAAACCATCATTTGATCCAGCATCTATAGAACCATCACTATGTTGATATTGAATCCAACCATTTTGACCACCAGATGGAATATTGTCAGTAAATTTTAATTTCGCATATGCGCCATTAGTATGACTCTTAATAGTCAACCCATCATTATGAGCAACAGTTAATGCTCCTGTTAATGTTCCACCTGTTAAAGGTAACTTACCACCGATTAAGGTAGTCATTGTAGTAACGTGATTAGCGTCATCGCCTAATGCCGCCGCTAACTCGTTTAATGTGTTTAATGTAGCAGGTGCTGAGTCTACTAAATTAGAAACTGCTGTATCAACATAAGCCTCTGTAGCGTTACCACTTGCCGTACCTTGAAGATTTCCAATGAACTTACCACCATCATCAAGTACTACATTTGTTGTAGGTTGATCAGATGAGAAATGAAATGAGTATCCAGCAGTTGGTGAACCACTTTGACTATCTTCATGTTTAGCTTCTAAAAAACCGTGCTGTGTGGCTGTTTCAGAAAACTTAATCTTAGACATTCCACTAGCATTACCAACAGTAGCAGTACCATCTACATGCGGCACAGCATTTAATGCTCCGTCTAGACCTGGTGTCCCGTCTATACCTGGCGGACCAATTGGGCCTGGGTTTCCTATAGGACCTATTGGTCCAGTAAGATTACCATCTGCGCCATCTGCTCCGGTATTACCAGTAATACCTATTGGCCCTTGTATGCCAGTATCACCTACTGGCCCTTGTATGCCAGTATCGCCTTTTGTTCCTTGTATGCCAGTATCACCTACTGGCCCTTGTATGCCAGTATCGCCTTTTGTTCCAGTAGCTGTGGTTAATTCACTGCCGTCTGGGAATACGACTCCCTGTTGTGTTAGTCTTGCCATCGTATATACTCCTATATGTTCTAATCTAGTATTTATAATGCTATTTGAGATGTAATAACATGTATATTATAGGATAGTTATATGTTATTTTATCTATCACTATTGTTGAAAACTCATAGAATAAGAAGGAGGCTTTCGCCTCCTTCTTAAAGTCTTAAATTAAATTAGATATTACTTCTTCTTTAATTCATCGATATCTGCTTTTAATTCCTTAACAGCTTCAATCAAAAGACCAACTACGTTACCGTATGCTACTGAAAGTATACCGTCTTTATCGACATGTACCGCTTCAGGAAGTACCGCACGTAATTCTTGTGCTGTAACACCAGTACTAGTTGAGCCATCAGCCTTACGTGTAAACGTAACACCAGTCACACCTTGTACTCTTTCTACTGCGTTATCAATAACCTTAACATTTTCTTTTAAACGTTCATCTGAATATGCAGTAATATCACCTGCTGCTACTACAGTATTGAAGTTAACATTTGATGTTGTAGTTGTATGTTGATTCATAGCATCAGCATAACCGTTATCAGTAAAGCGTCCATCTAAATCAACCGATACAGATCCACCATCGTTGCGTGAAGTTGTTAACACACCAGTTCCAGTGTTAAAGCTCATACCAGTGGCATAAGTGTTACTATCTGTATTGGTGTCAGTTGATGAAAATGTAACATTAGTACCCGATTGGTATATACTAATGTTTGTACCTGCTATAAATGAATATGTAGTATCAGTATCAGTGTTAGTATCAGTAAACTTCGCGTTTGCTGGTACGTTAGTTAATACTTGGTTATTATCTACTTTACCAGCTAATGCTGTAGTAATAGTTGAAGCATAGTTAGCGTTATCAGCTAATGATGCTGCTAATTCGTTTAACGTATTCAATGCTGCTGGAGCACCTGCAACTAACGCATTTATCTTTGTGTCAATTAATGAATCAATTGTGCTTCGTGCCGGTGCTGACAAAAGCAAAGGGCCTTCGATTTCAACCGTAGTATCATCATCGAATACTACTTCGTCACCTTTAAACTTTACATCGCCTTTAAATTTTACTTTTTCGTCGAATAAGTCATCGTACAAATCATCTAAATCGTCGATATCAATATCAACTGTTGACGACGTCAACGATCTAGTTGCTAGAATTGAAACGTTACGTTCTAGATCAGCCATACGTCTTAAACTTGACTTTGATCCTGAAAATATGATATCATCATCTGTATCAACTGATGAATTAACATGACCTACTTCTTCCAAATTACCTTTTTTGTCGTACTTGTATTTCTTGTCCTTTTTAAAATCGAACTTGACCATTACGCCATTAATTTTTACTTTTCTTGAAGACATTTTTTTCTCCTTATATGAGGTTACTAGCACGGAGCAATTAACATGTTAAACACATTAACGCCATTGGCACCGTTTAAAGTGCCTCAGCAAGTGTCTGTCTTAAGACACTTGCCTTTGGCTAGTAATATTTTTTTATTAAATATTATGAACTATCATAATATTACGTTTTTAAACAATTATACACAAACAATTCCTGTTATTTCAATCTCATCATCTGCTGCGATTAAATCTACACTAAATGTTAATACATTACCGTTTGCTGACCATTCAGTTGGACGTAGTAGCTGTCTGTTTACAAACACACTAAAGCCATGAGCTGTACCTACTTCTGCAAATGTAGCAGAGTATGCAAGTCCAGTTTGAGTGCCTACTACCGTATGTACTGTACTATGGAACTGTTGTAACGTTGCCCATTCTGTAACATGTACTGCGTCATGCGTATTCCATTCTCCAGTATGTACATCATCATGTGTAGATTTTTCACTAGCATGTAATGTAACATGTGAATCCCACTCTGTAGTATGAACTGTATCATGTGAACTCCATTCTCCAGTATGAACTGTATCATGTGAACTCCATTCATTAGTATGAACTGTATCATGTGTAGCTTTTGCGTCATCATGCGTCGCTGCGTGAGTAACATTTTTATAGTTACTGTATGAATCGCCTAACGTATCAGTATAAGCACCTGCTGTTGCTACTGCTGCGTTAGCTTTAGTAGTTGCGTCTGCTGAAGCTGCTGATATTGCTGTTGCTTGAGCTGCGTCTGCTTTAGTAGTTGCGTCTGATGATGCTGTTGCTTCTGCTGCTGTTTGAGCTGCGTTCGCTTTAGTAGTTGCGTCTGCTGCTGCTGTTGCTACTGCGCCTGTTTCTGCTGATGCAATTGAAGTTGTAACTGTTGAAGCAAAGTTAGCGTCATCACCTAGTGCTGCTGCTAATTCGTTTAACGTGTTCAATGCTGCTGGTGCTACATCTACTAAATCTGAAACTGCTGTGTCAGCATATGTTTTAGCACTTGTAAGTGCTGCGTTCGCTTTAGTTGTTGCGTCTGCTGCTGCTACACCTTCTGCTGCTAATTTAGCTGTAGATATTGCGCTACCGTATGCTGAAGTGATTGCTGTTTCTCTTGTATCAGTGTAACTCTTAGCATTGCCTTCCGCTGCGTTAGCTTTATTTGTTGCGTCTGCTGAAGCTGTTGATTCTGCATTTGATTCAGCTGCGTTAGCTTTGATAGTCGCGTCTGCTGCTGCTGTTGCTACTGCTGCTGTTTGAGCTGAATTCGCTTTAGTAGTTGCGTCAGTTGAAGCTGCTGCTTGTGCTGCGTCTGCTTTAGCTGTTGCGTCTGCTGCTGCTGTTGTTGTTGCCGATATTTCTGCTGCGTTTGCTTTAGTAGTTGCGTCAGTTGCCGCTGCTGTTTGAGCTGCGTTTGCTTTAGTAGTTGCGTCAGTTGAAGCCGTTGAAGCTGCATTTGACTCTGCTGCATTTGCTTTAGTAGTTGCGTCTGCTGATGCTGTTACTTCTGCTGCTGCTTGAGCTGTGTTCGCTTTAGCTGTAGCATCTAATGATGCTGTTGCTTCTGCTGCTGCTTCTGCTGCATTTGCTTTAGTAGTTGCGTCTGCTGAAGCTGTTGCTTCTGCTGATGCTTCTGCTGCGTCTGCTTTAGCCGTTGCGTCTGCTGATGCTGTTGCTTCTGCTGCTGCTTCTGCTGCATTCGCTTTAGTAGTTGCGTCTGCTGCTGCTGTTGCTACTGCCGCTGCTTCTGCTGCGTCTGATTTAGCCGTTGCGTCTGCTGCTGCGTTACTTGCCGTAGTAGCAATTGTTGTAGTAATCGTTGCTGAGAAATTAGCGTCATCACCTAGTGCTGCTGCTAATTCGTTTAACGTATCTAACGTTGCCGGTGAAGCACCAATTAAATTAGTTACCTGCGTATCAGTATATGCTGATGCTGTTGCTGATGCCGCTGATTCTGCTGCGTTCGCTTTAGTAGTTGCGTCTGCTGAAGCTGTTGCTTCTGCTGCTGCTTGAGCTGCGTTCGCTTTAGTAGTTGCGTCTGCTGAAGCTGTTGCTTCTGCTGCTGCTTGAGCTGCGTTCGCTTTAGTAGTTGCGTCAGTTGA